CTAAGAAGTCGCATCTCTCCTACCCGTTCATCCGATGTGAGAACATCAGAGATGGAGGGCAGGGACTTCCTGAGACGGTAAAACGTCGCAGGTCGTCCGATGCGTTGTGCGAGTGGCTTCGGGAAGAGGCCCCCCTCTTGGAATGGTACCTTGCCAAGCCAGCGCTCTGCATCGGAAGGATTCAATCCCCTCGAGACGAGGAGAGAGAACCTTTTCCGAATGGAAACTGGTGCGACAAGGCCCCTTCCCAGGTAACCGTAACCACCAAACTCACTTGGAATAGTGAGCCGGAGCCGGTGACCGGGGAAGAACGTCCTTTGCACCCTTTCGGCCCTCACAAGATACCGACGACCAAGTCGGGAATCCGCCGGAACTGGCAAGCCAGTCCCGACCTGAGGTACCGGAGGGGGTACAAAGACTACCATTCCATCTTCCTGTCCGTGTGGTACTCCGAAGACCTCACACATCGTCCAACCAAAGTTGGAGATGAAGGTCTTCGAACGGTTCAGGCTGACACCAATGTCATCGGCACTGTCGGCGTAAACCTCGGTTCCATAAGAATCGAGATCGCGACCGACAGAGTCATCGCCATGGTGCCTGGCCGACCCGAACGACCGAGTGAGCCACTCGGAAGCCCACGAAAGGACAGGAAAGGAAAGAGGGGTGCCCATCGGACTTCCCCGCTCCGCGTACCACCGGTCAGACTCGAGTTGGACTCGAGTTCTGTGCCACATGGTGCGCGGAACCAGCCCCAGGGATCGTTTCGCGAGGGCCAAATCCGTTGGACGGATGACACCCGCGCGAAACCATCCATCAACGATTGCCTCGACCATCCGGTGGGAAAGTCCATCCGTCGCGCTCGACAAGTCGAGCGAGACGAAGGACTCTCCAACACCGCATTGGTCGTGGAGTCCGGGAGGAGGCTGGCTTGGATCGTCAGCTCTGAGCATCCAATGGCCAGGAGCCAAAAGATAAGCAGAGTTTCGAATCCAAGTGCCCTCCACGAAGGTAAGGGCATCGGGTACACCGATCACCCTCACCTTCATGGCAGGCATTCGCAAAGCCTCGAGCTCCGACCGCGGACCGACGTCACAAGAGTGACGACAAACCCGCAAGGCCAAAAGCCCAAGACAGCGAACCGCTTCCTCCCTCTCCACTGGCGTTCTTGGGATCGGGTACTCCTCCTTCCTTTCACGGAAGAAACGGTGCGCGACCTTCCTAAGGCAAAAGTCGCCGAGACTGTCTCCAACGACATCTCGGAGGACCTTAGGAACCTCTTCAACCTCTTCGGAGGTGGCCGAAAGGAAGCTTCGGAAGAAGCTAACATCGGATGGTTCGTAAAGTCTATGACTCTTGCCACAGGGGAAGGCCGCCCACGATGGAGCACCACCCTTACCGTGAAGGTAAAGGTTCCCAAGGGCCGAGAGGTAACCGTTGACACCGCCTCGAGAACCGGAGTTCTCGAAGCAGCTGGAGCTGGATCCGGGGAGAGAGGTTGGAACACGCACACGCCGCGACCTCATCGTTCTACAGATGAAGTCACGCACGTGTTCCAGAGCCTCGTCCGATGTGAGACTCGGTGTTGTATGCATCGCTCTAAGTTGCGCAACCGCGGCGGCCACAGCCCCTTTCGGGGCAACTGGCAAACCGCGGGACAACCTAGAGAATGCAAAACCGTCTGTGGGCCTCGCTCTCGCGAGTCCAACCATCGCGCGCTGAAC